CACGCACCGGATGCGCGTCGCCTACTACCTGGGTCCGCACCAGCTCGAGGACGTGCCGACCCCTTACCAGCACAACAAGTTCCCCTACGTCGCCTTCTTCGGCTACCGGGAGGATCGCAGCAACGCGCCCTATGGCCTGATCCGGGCGATGAAGTCGCCGCAGGAGGAGGTCAACGCACGCCGGACCAAGATGCTGCACAACCTGAGCTCGCGGCGGGTGACGGCGGATGCCGACGCGGTAGAGGACCACCAGAGCGCAGCGGATGAAGTCGCGCGATCGGACGCCTACATCATCCTCAACGAGAACCGGCGCAACGCCAACGGCTTCAGGGTCGAGAGTGACGAGGGCCTGAACGCCCAGCAATACCAACTGATGATCGAAGCCAAAGGCAACGTCCAGGAGGCCAGTGGGCTCTTCCAGGAGTTCATGGGCCGGACCCAGGGCGGCGGTCAGTCAGGCGAGGCGATCAAGAATCTCGTTGAGCAGAGCCAGCAGGTCGTTGGCGAGATCATGGACAACTACCGCGAGGGCCGCCGGCAGGCTGCGGAGCTGTTGCTCTACCTGATCGTCGAAGACCTGGCGAAAGCCGATGACGTCGAGGTCTCGATCGAGCGCGCAACGGGCGAGAAGAAGCGCGTGATGCTCAACCACCCTGTTGAGGACGAACTTGGACGCCGCCGCGACAACGACGTGGTGCGCCTGCGGACTCGCGTGGCGCTCGACGAGGTGCCAAGCAGCACGACCTACCGTCAGCAGACGCTCCAGCGGCTCATGGAGATCGTCGAGTCCCTGCCGCCCGAGTTGCAGGCCGCGGTGCTCGACATCGTGATCGCATCCACCGACCTCCCGAACCGACAGGATCTCGTGGATCGCATTCGCGCCGTCACCGGCTTCGGTGCACAGCAGCAGGAGCCGAGTACGCCGGAGGAGGCGCAGCAGCAGGCCCAGGCGCAGCAGCAGCAACAGGCTGCCGAGCAAGAGGCACAGGAACTGGAGATGCGGGAGAACCGCGCCCGCGTCGCCGAGCTCGAGGCCAAGGTCCAGAAGCTGATGGCGGACGCCGAGTACACGTCTGCCCGGGCGATCAAAACCGCCGGGGTGGATTCAGCCGCCACCGAGGCCAAGGCCATACGTGACCACGCGGCTATCGACGATACCGAACACGAGCAGGCACGCAAGGATCTGGCCCAGGAGGCCGATCTGATGGAGCGCGGTGCCCGCTTGCTCAAGGAATCCGACAGACAAGAGAGCGAGCCCGCTCCCGACACCGCTTAACCCTACGTAGGGGCCACGACACGGCCCGCCGGCCCGCTGCAGCCACGAATGCAGCACCCGTAACCCAGCCCTCGCGCTGGGTTTTTTCGTTCTGGGGACACGACAGACCCCAAGGCAGATGAAACGCAACGCAATGACTCGCGGCTCCCGCGACACAGGAGATTGGCATGGAACATGACCTGGAATATTCGGAGTTGGAGGCTGCTGCCGAAGACCCCGCGAAGATGGAAGCCATGCTGTCCGGTCTCGGCGGTGAACTCACCGACGAAGAACGTGCAGCACTCAACGCCGAGTACGACGGCGGCGATTTCCCTGACGACGCCAAGGCCCCGGCCGGCGCGGAAGACCCTGACACCGCGGACCCAACCAAGCCCGAGGGCGAGGACGGTGCCGAGGTCGATGGTGAGGCCGCCAAGGATCCGGACAAGCCGGCAGCGAAGAAAGGGGGAGAGCACGACGAGGGAGAGCACGACGAGCCCAAGCCGGTCGTGAAGACCCGCGATGGCAAGCACGACATCCCCTACAGCGTTCTGGAAGCCGAACGGCGCAAAGGCCGCGAGCTGGAGCAAGAACTCGAAAAGCTCCGGCAGCAGTCAGCCGCCCCGGCACCAGCGCAGCCGCCAACGGACACCACCGACACCGGGAAGGGCGAGCTCGACGAACAGGCGCTGATCGACGAGTACGGCGAAGAACTGGCGAAACCCATCATCGCGCTCCACAAGGAAAACCAGCAGGCGAAGCAGGAGATCGCGGACCTGCGTAAGTGGAGAGAGCAGCAGGACGAGAGCAAGGAAGCGGACGAGGCGACGACGGTCAACGAGGCCATCGACACCGTGTTCGCGGACGCCATCAAGCCTGGCGAAGTCTCTGTCCTCCGACAGTGGCAGCAATCAGGTGACCCGCTCTGGGACGCCGCTGTCGCACTCGACAACCGACTGATTGAAGACCCCGAGTGGGCTGGCAAGCCTCATCGGGTGCGCTTCGAAGAAGTCATCCAGCGCCTGGGACATGCCCCGAAACCCGCAGAAAGCGACACCAAACCCGAGGATCTGAGAGCGAAGGCAGACGCCAGGCTCGCGGAGAAAGCTGGTGAGACCAGCATCCCGCGATCGCTCTCGGACCTCCCGGGCGGGGCACCTCCGGACCAAACCATGATCGAGTCCATCGAGCGCATGTCGCCCAAGGACATCGAGACCAAGTTGGCGTCCATGACGCCAGACCAACAGGAGGAGTTCCTTGCCCGGTTGTGATCACACATCAGCCTTGAGGTAACTACCGATGAGCACCAATCTTCCTGCGGGCCACCCGCTGGCCCGCAAGGCGTTCTCTGTCGCCGCATTCGCGGAGACGCAGCGCAAGCCCAGCTTCCGGCGCAACCTGACCGGCCCTGCGCCGACCCAGGCCCAGGCCGAAAGCAAGCTGAAGGGCCAAACCACGGCGGACATGCCGTTCGTCCGCGTGACGGATCTGACCAAAGGTGGTGGCGATACGGTCTCTGTGGACCTGTTCAACATCATCAAGGGCAAGCCCGTCATGGGTGATCGCAAGATCGCCGGCAAGATGATGGGTCTGACCTTCAGTTCCATGGACATCCGGCTCGATCAGTACCGTGCTGGCGTCGACTCCGGTGGACGCATGGCGCAGCAGCGCACGCTGCACCGCCTTCGCAGTATCGCCAAGTCCAACCTGGCGGGCTACGGCGCACGTCTGGAGGACCAGCTCTGCCTGGTTCATGTCGGCGGTGCCCGCGGGTACGACGACGGCGAGGACTGGGCTGTGCCGCTGGCCGACGATCCCGCGTTCAGCGAGATCATGGTCAACGATGTCCTGCCTCCGACCATCAACCGGCGCTTCTTCGGCGGTGACGCCGATTCGGTCGACGCCCTGGCCAACACCGATCTCCTCACCCTCGACGACATCGACCGGATCCGGGCGGAGATCGACGACATGGTGTTCCCGCCTCAGCCGATCCGAATCGAAGGTGATCCGGCGGCCGACGAGGAGCCTTTGTACTGCATGTACGTCACGGGCCGTCAGTGGCACTCGCTGCAGACGGCTACGGGCGACCAGGCCTGGCGGACGTTCCTCCAGAACGCCCACAACCGCGGGTCGATGTTCAAGCACCCGCTGTTCATGGGCAGCCCGGGCATGTGGAACGGCATCGTCATCAAGAAGATGAACCGTGGCATTCGCTTCCCCGCCGGCTCGCTGGTGGCGGAGTACCAGGCCAACGGTTCTATCTCGCAGGTGCCGGCTGCTGTGGACACCGATCGCGCCATCGTGCTCGGGGCTCAGGCTCTGGGCGAGGTCTATGGCGCGCACGGCAAGTCCGGGTATCACGCCAACTGGCACGAGGAGTGGACCGATCACCAGAACGTGCTCGAGTGCTCCCTCGCGTTCATGGCGGGCAAGTCCAAGATCCGGTTCAAAAACGGCGCCGGTGAGTGGACTGATCATGGCGTCATGACCCTCGACACCTACGCTCCGGCTCCGTCCGCGTAATGCGATCCCCGCCTTCGGGCGGGGTGACCACTCGCTGACTCCACACGAGGACTACGAACATGGCAACACAAGCAGCAAAGAGCCTGGGCTACCAGGTTCCCATGGCAGGGGAGTACGGCAATCTCGCCGTGGCCATCGCGACGATCACGCTCGCTGCGGCCACCAACGGCGATCTGTTCCGCTTCCTGAAACTGCCGGCCGACGTCCGGCTGATCGATCTCCAGGTGGTGAACAGCGCTTCCAGCGCCAGCACCACCATGAAGTTCGGTTACGAGCATGTCGATGGCGAGGCCGGTGACGACGACGATTACTTCGCCGCCGCCAAGTCTCTGGCTACCGCCAGTCGTATCCGGGCAGACGCGGCCAATGCGCCGAAGCTGGTGGATCGCGAGGTCTACATCACCGGGGTGCTCGGGGGCGCGAACATTGCCACCGAGACGACCATCACGGTGGTGGCGATCTACGAGTTCGCTGGCCACGCCTGATCCGCAACGGAGGAGGGGCCGCCTTCGGGCGGCCTCTGACTCTCCCCAGGAGACACAGCCATGCAGGTCCAATACATCGGCAAGAACAAGCGGCAGCGTGATCGCTTGTACGACACCGGCGCGCGCTGGAATGGCCCTGGCGACGTCTGTGAGATCGACGACGACGTGGCTGCGGTGATGTTGCGCAAGCATCCGGATGTCTACGCGGCGGTCTCTGATGTGTCCGAGCCGTACCAGGCGCCAACGAACACCGGTGATCCAGACGGCCAGAACCGCGAGATCGACACGGTTCAGGTTGAGATCGATGGTGATTTCTACCCGCTGTCCAAGCTCGCCAAGAAGAAGCTCGATGCCTACTCCCAGGAACACTTCGGGGTCAATCTGGATCAGCGTCTGAAGCAGGCGGATCTCGCGGAGCAGGTTCTTGAGCTGCTGAAGAAGTCGTCTGCCGAGGCGCCCGAGGGATCGGAGTCCGAGCGGGCTGGTGACACCCAGACCGAGAACGGAGAGTCCGGCGAAGGTAGCGAAGGTGGCGACGCCGCTGAGAGCACCGGCGAGAACGGCGACGCCTGATGGCTCAGGCATCCGCTGTCCTCACCCGGGCCCGGAGCACGCTCCAGGACGAGGGGGCCACGAAGCGCTGGTCTGATGTCGATCTCCTGCTGTTCGTGTCTGATTCCCAGCGCGAACTGGTGATCCTGAAGCCCTCGGCGAATGCGGTGACGGTGGATCACACCTGCGTTGCCGGCACCCGGCAGGAGATTCCGGCGGACGGCGTGTCAGTCATCGCGGTGAATCGTGCAGTGGGAGGCCTGGCTGTGCGCCGCGGCGATCGTTCGGTGCTCGATGCCGTGCGGCCGCAGTGGCACACGGACACCGCTGACATCCAGCCTGATGAGTGGCTGTTCGACGATCGCGATCCGCGGTCGTTCTGGCTCAACCCCGGTCAGCCGGACCCCGCCGGACAAGTCGAGCTCGTTTACGCCGCGTCACCCACTGAACTCGCAGCGACATCCTCCGAGCTGGCAGTCTCCGACGTCTGGATCCCGGCACTCAACTACTACGTCGTAGGCAGGGCTCTATCGCAGGAGAAGAGTGAGCAGCAGGTCATGAAGGCTGTGGGGTACATGGATCTGTTCCGCGCCACGGTCGAAGGCCGCCAGGTGGCCAAGAGTCGCCTTCACCCCACGCAGACTGAGGAGCGGATGCGGAAATGAAGATCACCGATCTGTTGCCGCAGGTGATGCCCGATGTCCCCGGCTGCCCGCGCGCCACCGTGGTCGAGAGGCTGATCCAGGCTGCTCGCCAGTTCGCACGCGACAGTCTGGTCTGGGACGTGGAACTGGATCGCCTTCAGGTGACGGCCGAGCAGACGTCCGTGGATCTGTTCGCGCCCACCGATGGCGAGGTAGAGGTCATCACGTCGGCAGAGATCGACGAAGAGTCTGTGGCGCACCGCTGGGACGGAGAGACCCTGACTCTGCCGGAGCGACACCGTGCAGGACTCCTGATCGTTCGCGCCGCGCTCCAGCCGCTGCTCACTGCCACCCAGTTGCCCGCCCCGCTGGCCCGCTGGCCGGAACCAATCATCGACTACGCGCGCTCCCGCCTGCTGTCCATGCCGCGCCAGGAGTGGACGAGCCTCGAACTCGGCTTCGCCTTCCGCCAGCAGTACGAGGGGCGCCTCACCGATGCGCGCGTCGAGCGCTCGCGTTCCCGCACGAACCAGCCGATCCGCACGAAGACCCACGTTTCCATCTGAGGAAGCCCGCATGGCGCTCGATACCTGCCTGGTCGTCGGATACATCTACGGCCAGGACGGCCAGCCTGTGCCTGGTGGCCAACTCCAATCGCGCCTGAACAAAGTCGATCGCGACGGCGGGCTCGTTGTGCCCACCCGCGATTCGGTGGTCACTGCCGACGATGAGGGGTATTTCGAGGCCCCGCTCTGGTCGAATGCACGCGGCGACACCGGCAGCCAGTACATTTTCCGCACGCGGTATCCGGACGGCGGGAACATCGGCCAGTGGACGGGAACCGTACCGGACGAGGAAACGGCCCAATTCCACGTCATCATCGACACCGATCCGCCGCCCACCCTGAGTGATGCCCAGACGGCGCAAAACGCGGCCGAAACCGCGGCATACGAAGCCCTGGGGCACAAGCAGGATTCGGCCGGTTCGGCTACTGCAGCGGCCGCGAGTGCCGCCACTGCTGAGACTCAGGCCACCGCCTCCGCTGCAAGCGCCACCGCCTCCGCTGCAAGCGCCACCGCCTCCGGCAACAGCGAGACAGCCGCCGGGATCTCCGCAGGCGAAGCGGTAGCCAGCGCGACAGCAGCAGCGTCGTCTGAAACCCAGTCCGCTGGATCCGCTGCACAATCTGCGGCGAGCGCCACAGAGTCTCAGGGTTTCTCCATCGACTCCGCGGCCAGCGCCACGGCCGCTGCGAGCGAGAAAGACGATGCCGTGGCGGCCAAGGTGGCATCAGAGGCTGCAGTGCAGGGCAGCGAGGACTTCGCCACCCTCTCGCAAACGTGGGCCACCGGCACCGAACCCGCCGGTGCAGGCACGCTCTCGTCTCGCGAGGAAGCCGATCGAGCAGAGGCCGCGAAAGTCGCCGCCGAAGCGTCGACGCAGCGTGTCGATCTGCTGGGCGCCATCGAGCTCGCCCTCGACCTCAGCGGGCAATTGACCCGCGAGGCCAAGCGAGTCGAGAGCCTCACGGACCCGCTGGTGGCGTTGCTGGAGCTGGCGCTGGATCAGGCCGGACAAGTGAGTCGCCAGGTCAACGGTGGCCGAGTTTTGCTCCGCGGCGGTTCCCTCGCAGACCCGGCCCTGACAATCGGCACCGCGAAAATCTACTCATCCGCTGCGGACACGTTTTCAATCGGCATCGGCGACTCGGAGATTGTCCGCGTCACTAGTGCCGGCCTGACCGTCTACGGAACTGTTACGGAGGTATGACCATGACCGAATACGCAGAGCAACAGACCGCAGGAATAGAGTACACGCGCTGCTATCAGGTGATCGTTGACAACCGCTACGGGGCAGTGCCCCAAGCACTCTTTCATGAGCAGCGCGTCCTGCAGCCGGACTCCGGCCCCG